CCACAAGATAACAGACGATAATCAATCTATTAACAATGGGGTGATAAATGAAAGACATTCAGTTTGTTTGCGAAGCCAAACTAAAGATTGCTGAACAAGCAAATGAATCTTCCGCGCCCAGCGGGTTGATGGAAGCAAGAGTTACGACTTGGGGTGCGCGAGAAGGCGCAGATGGTCGTAAGTTTAACTATCAGCCAGAAGGTTTTATGGAGTGGGCTAAAGAGTTCCAATCCGAAGGCAAACCTCTTCCAATGTTCCTGAACCATAACGACATGGGTATGCCTGTCGGTCAATGGACAGAATTCAATTTTGACGAAACTGGCATGACTGCAAAAGGTCAGTTATTCCTCAACACTTCTGCTGGCAGCGATGTGTATACAGTATTAAAAGAATCGCCCAATTTATTTGGTGGCGTTTCTGTTGGTGCTTATGCAGAAGAATATCAATGGGTGAAAGAAGATGGCACACCAATGGTTGTTGGATCGGATGATCCATATGAAGACGGCTATTTCCAAATCACTAAAGGCGGTTTGCGAGAGGTTTCAGTTGTTATGTATCCGAATAACCCGCAAGCTGAAGTAATGAAATTAGAAGCGTTTGATGCCGAAGGCAATCCAAACGTGCGTGTAATCGAAAAGGTCTTGCGTGAAGCAGGGCTTTCCCGAAAAGATGCAACCACCGCATCTTCGATTCTGAAGCGCATCATTAATGAGAACCGTACAGCCCAGCCAAGCGACTTGGTTGTAAGCGAAACGGTAACCATTAATGCTGTTACTCAGAAAACCCCAAGTTCGTGCGATACGGATGCGGTGGATATGGAAGCCCAACTACTTCGCGCATTAGAATTGCGTGAGTTAGAGAAGGCAATCTCTAAACGTCTGATTAAGGAATAATCATGGACAAAATCATTGAAAAGTTGGACGCAATCGAACAGGCTAACCAAACTAAGATTGCTGAAGCTGTTGAAGCTGTAAAAGCTGAAGTTTCTGAGAAGCTTGCTGCTCTGGAAGCCAAAGTAGCCGAAGTTAAAGCACCTGCAATCATTGCAGCACCTGCTAAAACCCTGAAGTCTGAAGTAAACCGTATGGTTCGCTCGCAGCTTAAAGAGTTTGTTGGCAACGCCAGCAAGCTTGAGAAAGAAATCAAGCTGTTTGAATCTGGTGACCAGTACGATGCTTACATGAAGGAAGCTTCGGCTCTGACGGGTTCTGGCGCTGGCGTTGGTGGTCGTACCGCTTACGATCCTGTTTTCCACGTTCTGCGTTTGGCTAACCCAATGCGCGGTCTGTCGCGTAACGTATCCACCGATGGCGCTACTTATCAGTTCCGCGCCAAAGTGGGTAACGCAGGCCCAGCTTGGGGCTACAGCATCCAAAACAACGGCTCTGGCACGACTGTTGATACCAACATTTGGCAACTTACGTTGCAAGATTTGAACGTACAGTTCCCCATCCGTACTGCTGCTCTGGATGACATTGATGGTTTGGAAGCAAACGTGGTTGACGATATGCTGGTTGAGTTTAGCCAAGCTGAAGGTGCATCCATGATTGCCAACAACGATCAGTCTGGCTCTACTACGACTGCAACTGGTGGCACAAATGGTCTGCGCGGTCTGGATTTCTATCCCGGCGCTAACAGCGTTTATGCTGGCGGCACAACTTCTGCTTACGCTTTTGGTTCGTCTGGTACTGGCGCTTCTGCCGGTCTGCACAGCCTTGCAACGTATGACCAGATCACGACTAACGCTGGCGGCACGACTAACAATGTCACTTTTGCTGACATTATCAACTTCATTCATGCCCTGCCACAGCAATACTGGGGTCCAAACAACAAGTTTATGATCAACCCGCAAATGCTTGCGGCTATTCGTGGCCTTGTTGATGACAACGGTACGCCTGTGTTTGAGCGTATGTCGCCTTTGGTGTATGACGGCATTGTTGGTCGTTTGCTTGGCTACGATGTGGTTGTCAACGCTTATGTTGATAGCCCAATCAAGGCTGGAACTCCTGCAACGACTTCGCAGTACCCAATGTACTTCGGTGACTTTACCCGTGGTCACACCATTGTTGATCGCTTGAATATGGTTCTGCGCCGTTATGACCAGACTGCTCCCGGCTTTATCACCTTCTACGGCGAAAAGCGTTTGGCATCTTCGGTTGTTGATCCCGCAGCAATTGTGCGTTATCGCTCAACTGCTACTGGTGCAGCCTAATAAGGATGAGGGGGCCAACGCCCCCTCTTCTCAATTCAGAAATTTTGGGTAAATAAGGAATCTAAGAAATGGACAACAGCGCAGTTCTCAAAGGAATTAAAGAGGCTCTTGTAGAGGGGCAGTCGGTTGTCAATCTGCGCGAAGCCAGCGCGTTGACTGGATCTGGTTCCGGTGTCGGTGGTCGCGTCATTTATGACGATGCCTTTGCTGCGCTGCGTCTAGCAAATCCATTCCGTCAGGTTAGCCGAATCATTCAAACGATTGGCTCTGACCAAGCTTTTGTGGCCAAGACTGGTAACAGTTCTGACACGACTAACCCTTGGGGTTACCCAATTAATACTAACGAAGGATCGCCCAATCAGGCCACTTCGTTTTGGCAGCTTTCAGTTCGTGCGGTAAACGCCGTTCTGCCCATCCGTACTGCGGCCTTGGCAGACATTGATAACTTGGAAGAAACCGTAGCAATGGATTTGGCTCTTGAGTTTGCTCAAAACGAAGCCAATTCCATGATGTTTAACAATGACCAATCTGGATCGACTACTACCGCTTATGGCGCAACGTCTGGTCTGCGTGGCCTAAATTCTTACACCGGTTCTACGTCAGCCGCAGCTTTTGGTAGCAATGGCCCAGCCATTACCAATGGCCTGCACACCGTAAAACAGGTCCAGCAAGCTTCCGCAAGTGCTGTGACATACGATGACCTGTCTGACCTCATGGCAGCCCTGCCAGCACAGTATTTATTCACTCCTGACACCTGCTGGATGATGCACCCAACTACGATTGGCACAATCCGCAAGCTAAAAGGCTCTACTGGCGGTATGCCAATGTTCGTTGAGGTAGGTGACAATGATGGCGGCTCTGTAATCTACATTTTTGGTCATAGGGTAATCCCTAACCCATATATGGACGTTGCCGGTGTGGGCAAGTATCCCGTGTATTTGGCTAACTGGAAGCGGTTTGTGACAATTGCGGATAGCGAAGAAATGAGCATCAAGCGATTTGATCAGACGGCCCCCGGCTTTGTTTATATGTTTGCTGAGAAGCGTGTTTGCTCAACGATTCTTGACGTATTTGCAGGTGTCCGATTGGTTGGAGCGTAAGGAGTAAATCATGGCGATTGAGAATCTAACGCTTGCGCCATATTACTCAGGTACACGCAATCCGTTTAATTATCAAAAGGTTGAGCAGATCAACCGTGATATTTCAACGGAATGGCTTACTCTTGACGAGATTACGCAACAACTAAACCTGTTTCAGGACGAATCTCAAGATGCGTATTTGAGTTCGTTGGAAGTGGCTACCCGGATGGCTATTGAAGACTATCTGGGTATTTCCATGTTCACCACGACTTACAAGGTTTATTACGGTGATCCCGGCCTAAACGGAACCGCCATTTATTTGGACCTTCCAGAAACTGGCTATGCAAGCCAAGGTGCTGGCACGACTATTAACAAAGTTGAGTATTACACCGGTCAAAGCACCGCTGCAATTCAAACTTTGGCATCGTCAAATTATTACTACGATGCAACCGGCAATCGGGTTGTGGTTTCTGCGGGTCTGCCCAGCCCATTGGCTCAAAACATAGCCAATCCTGTTGTGGTGACCTATACGGTTGGCAGCAATCTGCTGGCTCAGTTTCCTGTGATTAAACAGGCTGGCCTGCTGTTGTTTACGCACCTGTATAACAATCGCGCAAACAGCACCACCGAAAAAATCCGTGAAATTCCGTTTGGCGTTGCAACATTGTTGCGTCCGTACAAACCATTGGTGATGTAAATGGTTAAGCGATATGAAAACGTCCAAGTTAAAAATGTCACCAATTCTGTA